CTAGGATCGCAAACTGTGCGTTATCTGCAAGTGAGCTTCGTACTGCCTTCACTGCATGTGAAGCAGTATCTGCATATACGGAATGATTTGAGTTGTTTGCCGAATCTGCATGAAGTGCATGGTTTGATTCAACTGCATGTGATGCCTTTACTGCTGTATCTGCAAATCCTGATCTACGTGCATATGTTGCAGTATCTGACCAAGTAGCACTTGTAGCACGTGTTGCGTAATCAGCCTTATCAGATAGATATGCGCGAAGTGAATACGATGCATATGGTACATACTGGAGCTTAACGCGCTCAAATGGCTGTCCATTGATTGTTACGTACAAGAAAAGATTTGACTCGTACTTAATAAGACTGTCAACTGATACACCGCGAAGAAGCGTAGCACAGATGCCACCATCAACTGACATCATTTGGTTTTCAGAATACCAAAGTGGATAGTTCTTATCATTAAACGCAGTTTTCAAATCCAAGTCTGGTCCTGCAAGATAAAATGACCCACGAACTGAATCTGCACCAGTGTTTACGTATCCCTGCCAGTTCAAATCAATTTGTTGTGCAAATACAGTTGTAGCAAAAAAGAGGGAAAGAAATCCCAAAAATACCTTCATAAAAACTCCTATTAAAAAAATAATATTATAATATAAATTAACGATAAATTACTAATCTTTGATTTTCTACTTTACCATCCATCGTCTTAACTTGAATTGCGTAGATTCCAGTTGCAAGATCATTTACAGATGAAGTATTACCATCGAATGATTTAACAAAATTTCCACGTGAATCAAAAATTGATACAGTTGAAATTAATGATTGAGATTCAACTGTAATTTGCGTTGATGCGGGATTTGGATAAATCTTAGAAAACGGGATGAGCGGTGTAAAATCCGTCACACCAACTGGTACCTGTTTAGGAAGCCAAAATCCCTGCCAAAGACGATTTGGATTTCCCTTTGAATATGAAACAAAATTTTGACCAACTGTAAAATTCTTACCGCCCCCGGAAGAAATAACAGTTCTAGCAGTTTGTGCAACTGCGCTTGCTGAACTAATTGCGATTAAGATCGCAAATAAAAGAGCTGTTCTCATAGAACTCCTTAAATTTTAAAAAACATTGATGTGATTAATATATAACAACTATTCATAAAAAACAAGCATTTTATTTATATTTTTGAAAAAATTTTAGTTTAGTAGCCTTTTCTATAACACGTATTGGAGTTAGAAATGCTTGCCAATCCTTATCACGTATACCAGTTATATTTGGCATTATTACTCCAAATTTTTTAAATTTACCGTTTTTATACTTTACTAAAAAAACTTTAAAACAAAATTTTGGAATTAAATACTTGTTGTTTAATCTACTAAAAGGTTCATCAAAAATCGGGCCAGAAATTACCCACATCTCATATGTAGAATCTTTACAAACTTTTTCAGCCCATCTTTCTAATTTTAACCAAGGACCTCGATTCAAATCTGGTGTTTGTGGTATAACATTACTCAATACAAATGTTTGACGATTTAATTCACTATTTGTTGTACGTTCTTCGGAACGAACTAAATGACCTCGATCATAGCCAGAATTTTCATAGTCATTATTAGTTGGAAGAGTTACAGATGAATCTATTAATGAATCTTTAAAGAACTCTTTATCCCACCGAGGAACTCCACCGAAATCATCATTTCCTAGACGGTAGATTACCCAATCTGCAAATCCAGTTTTTAGGTTCATAGAATAAATAAACCCTGGTCTTGATAAGATCAAATTTCCAGCAGGTACTCCGTATTTATCGTGTGATCCACGTTGTGCAAATGCTACATTTAAAACAGCAAAAAATATAATGATATATATTTGCATCAAATCTCCAACTTAACGTTCTACAAAATTTATTTTTATTGAATCAATGTGTATTACGGGTGATCTATTTTTATTATCCCGCATGACGTAATCATACATGTAAACTCTAATATACACAGATTTTTTAATAAAACCATATTTTATTAAATCGGATATCGTTAGATCTGTGAATATATTATTAACATACGCATATGAACGATTAATTCCAAAAATTGTTTCAAACTCGCCATCATTATCGATTGAAGTTTTATTTATAATTGGAATTTTTACAACTGGAAAGTCATAGTCATATAGAGTACTATCTGGGTTCCAATAGACTTCATTAACATGATTTGCATACAAGATTGAATCGCAATACCAATTTACCTTAACGTATCCTGTAAAATCAGAAAATGCATATATTTTTTTATAAAAAGAGTACGCATTTTTTGGGTAGCTAAAATTATATTCGTTAGTATCCACCCATTCAAACCATGTGCCAAATGAAGAATCACGGGTAACTTTTATGGTATTTTTATATATAGAATAATCAAATGGTTCGATTGTTGGGTCTGTTACTGTACATCCAATCAATAAGCACAAAACTAACATTTTTTTCATTATTGTTCCTTTATTATAACAGCTTAATATAACAACTATTTTTATATAAACAAACTATTTATTTACATAATATACTTTTTTTTACTTGGAGGATGAAATGAGAATACTTAGTAATGTAATAATTACAGGTTCGTTGACAAATACACGATTTACTGCAATGGCACCTGTATCGTTTAGTATTATAAGCGGAAGCGGCTCATTTACAACTGCATCGGTTGGTGTATTTGTTGATGAAAACTTAGACTTTAGATTAGCACATGAAAATTGGTTAGACGGTCCTTCTATCTTCCCAGGTAAAAATAAATTATCAGGAAGCGCGGACGATACTGGTAGTTTCTGTAGCTCCTCGTTATCATTGTTTAACTGTGTTGTATCAAAATCAATAGTAGGAAGTGGTAGTTGGGATACTGGCTGGAATTTGGGAGCCGGTACATCATCATATACTGCTAGTTATACGTCATCATACAGTGGGTCACTCTATACTGGTTCTATAACGGGATCAAGAACAGTTTATCATTATGCAGATCAAAACACGGGAAGTAGTGCATGTTGGTTTGGTGCTGTTGGTTCTCTTACATCCGGTGGTGAGCAGACTGGGATATGGGATGCATTCGGAATTGGTGGATCTGGTAATAACGATAGGTATGCTGGAATTTATGAATCGATACCGAGTCCCCAAGGGGATTGTGATCCTAAATTTTTAGACTCTGCGGCTGCCTATCAAATTGCATATAGAAAAATGCAAAAATGGGCTTCATTGTTATGTGAATGCTTAGGTAATTTAGAGTATGTTGATGTTAATTTTGGATTACTATATCACTGCAATTTCCCAGATGGAAATCAAAATAATAATAAAGTCTTAACTAAGACATGGAAGTTTAGGGTAAGAAAAGCAGGAAATGGTAAGTGTATTTTAGAATTGAAATCATGGCCAGGATATAAATCAGACGGCGGAATTGTAAATAGAGAAAGTGGCGATGTAACTACTATGGTATTTACAGACCAAGGAAATTACACGGTAACACCAAAAACAGTAAATTATTTAAAAATACCATCATTTAATTCATCCGCAGATGATTATTACGGATTATCTACAACAATAAATGCCATAAACCAAGGGGGATTGCTATATTTCAATGAATCTGATTCGAACTTGTATCTATACAATGGTGCATCTTGGAACGCTCTTGCTGGTGGTCTTAGTAAGTATACCGAGGCAGTTGGAAACGATTCAGCTACATCATTTGTAATTACACACAGCAAGAATACTAGAGATATTGTTGTTACAGTCAGAGAAACAGCTGCTCCATATGAAACTGTGTATCCAACCATAACGATGACATCAACAAATACCATTACAGTTGATTTTTCACCAACTGTTCCAACATCAAATCAGTATACAGTTGTAATAGTTTAAATTACACTTTCCAATAAAAATAAGAAGGGTGGAAGTACTTCCACCCTTTTTTTATACCTCGGTTATACTACCATTCGTATGAACATCATCCATATAATCAATAACACGTTCGGTAACATTGTCATACTCATCTATTAACCGTACTGTGCATTTTGATGATTTATACTCAATACCAAGTGGAATTATTGTAGTAAATTCTCCATCTATATTAAACTCATCAGTATAAGTATCAATGGCAATATTCCGTTTAACTACACGCTCAAGTTTAAGCTTATACGGATAAACATTTTTATTTGGTCTTCTAATAAAGATGGCATACTTTTCTTCTCCATTTTTAAACTTAAGAGGCATCACCGCTAAATAATTTGCTTGGGAATTTGTAAAGCATTCAGAAGATTCAAAAAACTGCCATTCTGCGATTTCTTTTATTACTAATCCATCTACATTCTTTAGCGCATGATAATATACATTTTCTAAGCTATTTGACTCACTACCAACTTCTTTAACAAAATTATTGTAGTCATCTTCATTCATTATTTCAGGAAATGTATTTAAGAACATATCAACATCCACAACACAGAATACAGTTTTATATGTTGGTCCTTCTGGTTCTTGCGTGTAAAAGAAAAATCCATTAGAATTATTTACAATTACTGTATTTAAAATGCACTTAATTTTAGTTATATCATTTTGCGAAAATAACATGTCAAAATTAGTTAGTACTGCATATTTAAATCCAAGTTCTTTTGCTCGTTTAACTCCATTATAATAATTTTGATGTACGGCTGGCCCATGGTATCCGGCATTACCAGAATGCAATAGATCCAGCTCTACTTTAAATGTTTTATCTTCAATATCATGCAACCCTGTATAATACCTGTAGTATGTGTGGGTTGTTAATGTATTTATTGAATTAAACACATAGTCATTCGCAACTTCTTTAATTTCATCTGGGTTGGGTGTGTAGTCTGTATGTGTGGCGCATATCGTAGTTATACCAATATTATTTCTTATATTATTCAATGTTTGCACTGTTTTATTTTTTACATCATCTGAATTTGGGTGGGTTGAAACAACAGCACATACAGAATTTTGTATATCTATATTAGTTTTATAACATAGGGCGCCATCAACATATACCTTCCAATTTTTTGCATACATATCATTTGGACGAGACCACATATTGTTTGATAGTTGGGTTTGGTAGACAAGGGCTTCATCGTTATTTGAATCAACAGCGAAAAACTTAACATCATGTGGCGTGTCCCCAAATGATCTTATTTCAACTTTTGGCACAGTATCAAATGTTACATTTGCCTTTGCAGAAACAGACGTATGATTTATTGCTGATGCATTTGAGTAGCTTTCAAGCAACGCATTTTTAAAACTAGAAATTGTATACCCGTGTTTTTTATATACTCCAATCATTTTTTTAATGATTGTCCCCCACATCAATTCATTGGATGGGTTAAACGGAGTATCATCATTCAATGCAAGTTGAACTGCGTGTGCATATGAATTTGGAACAAGTTCATTTGCAATAACCATGCCCGGTATATTGATTTCTCCTTTATATGATCCAACTATGCGCATCCCGCAAAGGTGTGCTTCTGCTAATGTTAGATTAGGATGCCCTGCTTCTAATACAGATGGATGGAGAAAGACTTTATGCGATGAATACTCCTTTATCAAATCTTCCTCAGATAAATCCAACTTAACGTTAACATTTGGATTATCTAAAAGATTGTATTTAGCTAAGAAATCAAGTGTGTTTGAAGGACAACAAATAGTTATTTTTTTATTTAATGCCGTAGCTACTTGGGTTGCAAGCAAGAATCCCTTTCTATCAAAGTATTTATAATTTATAAGCCCATTGCTTGCAACGCATAACAAATCATCATTGCGTGTTACATCTAATTTTTTATAAATATTTGGATCTGCGCCATGCTGTACATAAATAAATTTATCTGCTAAATCTTTAAATTTAGGATGAACCCTAAATTCAGGCGTATGTATTATAGTTTTTATTGAGTTCTGTATTGCATTTCTTGTCTGTTCAATATATGAATCGTTTCCGTGCTCAAATAAAGCATGATGATCATGCAACGAAAAGAAATACTGGAGACCTCGCTCATGTGCTATGTTTGCTAAATTTGTTACATGAACATGAACTATAGTATACGGGTCATATTTTACATCATCTAAATAAAGTATTTCAGATGAAATTCCTAACTTCTGCAATTCCAAGTGATAATTCCAAATTACCTTTTCTATTGCTCCCCAAGTTTTTGGAGGAATTTCTAATATTCCTGGATGTACGTTTACAACTTTCATTTTAATGTTATCCTCAATTTTTAACATTGACTTTATTTCATTTTTTTGCAACTGTATTATATCAAATGGACTGGCTTCAATATACGAAATATTTTTCTTATGCAAATAAAAAACTTCTGGATCTGTTTGCCATGTAAAAACAGAAAATGGTATATCGGTAAACCCAAGAAGTACTGACAATGCGCTACCTGCACATACATTATACTTACAATGTCTTGCTATCAATAAATTTTCATATATCGGTAATGCGGAATCGAACATATGGTATTCTACATCGCACTTTTCCATCAATGGGCTTAATATAGGATAATCATCTCGAATAGGAGATGGACCAGCAAACCCAATAATATTTTTATATTTTTTATCTAATTCTTCAATAAATGGTATTTCTATTTTAAAATCTTCGTCATAATCTAATCCATGTTCATCTGCGCAGAATTTAGAAACATACACACCTATTGGCTTTTCTCTATAACCTAAGTTATACCATGACTCACAATACACGCCATACGCATTTGGATTAAAAACATATGGAACTCCTCCAAGATCAAAATGGAAAACATTGTAAGTTGAAATTATTATTTCTTTTATAAATTCAAACCTTTTGCAAAATTCAATTGCTACATCTGCATGGGGAAAATTCTCAGGAAAAACAATTGTAACTGGCTCTCCAGTATTTTTATAATACTTAGAATATATGGGTAGTGTTGCGAAAAAATCACCCAATTTACCGGTGTGCGTGAATACCATAATGCTATTTAGCGTTTTTTAAAGATTCCACTTAAAATATTATTGTTTTCATCAACTGGCTTTCTAATGGAATCTTCAACATTTGAAATAGCTATTACGTCAAACCCAATCTCATCCATGAATGCACATAACGATTTATCATTAAAATGATGTAAATGCTCATTTGGCTTTCTGTGTTTCCATGTATCAAACCATTCATCGGAAAAATAATGACACCATGGCATTGATACAAAAATATATTTACAGTTTAAATCCTTAATATCGTATATGTTATCAAAATGTTCCAATACATCGAACATTGTAATTACATCATAATATCTATCATATATGTCATTTATATATGTTACACCGGATGGTACAGGATACGCGTCTGATACATCACTGCCATAACAGCTTTTTATGATGGTAGCTGCTGCTGATAAGAATGATCCGTTTCCATACCCAACATCCAAAATGCTTGTTGGTATCTCATTTATAGTACCGAGCAAATACCCAAGCCTTAGATATGACATATAATTTCCTATTTCACCCAATTTATTATACGCACCAGAATATTCTACCCCATATCCAAACGGAATTCTATCTATTTGGCGTATTACACCATTCTCTAATTTTTCATAATTTTCTAACATTATATTTCCTTTATTTTTTCATTTCAATTTTTGCCCATTTTAATATGGCATCCACATCATACTGGTTTGACATATCAAATTCTTTAACAAATGTATTATTCAATAATAGCTTTATATTTCTTACTTCATTGAAATTAATAATTGGAGTCCATTTCCAAGTATTTGAATCAACTAAAATTTGTGTATTTATTTCGTTTATGATGATATCAAACTTCCACGTTTCATTCGTATTATTTGAACAAAAGAAGTGTAACATTTCATTGTAATAATGGAATAAATAACTTTTATCACCATACCCATTTGTACCACGTGAGGTTTCAAGTATTAAACTCTGCTTTGCAATATCAATATCATTCCATTTAATTGAATGAGGTGACCATAACATATCATAATGTATACGCTCAGTAACAGGAAATATTTCTCTATTAAAATATTCTCGGTATATATCTATTACTTTTGTAGAATCTGTTGGCATTAAATTTGGATTAAATGTATCCAGATTTATGCCTAAAAATCCTATAAAAAATAAATTTTTGTTATTAAACTGATCTGAATAAAAACTCGATATTGTGTACTCATTTAAATCGTTTGATATGGTTTTAAATATGTCATCATTTTTTATGATTGTATCATATTCTAGCATATAAACTTTACTCAATTCTAATGACTTTAAATATGATAACGCACCAACAACCAATCTAGTTATTGGAACTGCGTGAGTAGACATTGACCCAATTTGCTTATGGCTTACTCTAAAACCAGGTGTATCATAAAATATCCAATAAGCTATATCAAGATCATAATTTAATTCATTTTTTTTATCAAATAAGAAATAATCACAACGATCTATTATATCTTGTGGAGTTGGTGAATGTGTTGCTAAGCATACTTCATAATTAAAACTTTTTAGTGTTTTTATTAAGTCCCTCAATTTATCTTGCTTTTCAATTGATGGAGTATATGCCGTAATTAATACTACTTCAGAATTTGAATCCATTTATAAATTTTTTTAACAAATCTAAATTATCAGAAAAACTATTATTTAAGTATTTTACATTTTCTACGTAATCATATTTGTTTAAATATACCGGTAAATTATATAGAAATATAGGCATGTCCCACATTAATGCTTCTTTTATAGAAAGCGGATTTGTTTCTTTATCTTTTACGGTACCCTTAGATGTAAACAAAAATAAATCCATAGAAGAGTAAAAAGCATCAACATCATTGCGCTCCCCCCAAACAATGCAATTAGATGGCAGAGAGTCCATTATTGGCTTCCAGTAAAATTCAAAGTTACCTGCTTGATTTCCAACAAAATGAAATTGAACAGGAAGATCTGTAAACTTACTTGCGTATTCGGCTATTTCTTTTTGATTTTTTCTTGGAGTAAATAATCCAACATTTAATATATGAATTTTATTAGGATCAAGACCCAGTGCAGTTAATGACTCATAACGATCTGGACGTTTCTTCACAATAATTGGATATTCAACTAACTTAGCTGGCACATTCAACGCTTCAAACTGTTTAATCGAGAAATCACTTACAAATAAAAATTCATCTGGTATAAACAACTTACTGTTAATGTCAAAAGATGAATCGTGTGTAGTTTCAATTATTTTATATGCTTTATTGGTATAGATTTTTTCCGCAACAGTATAATCCATAAAATACTCTGGCATTTCCTCGAAGTGGATTACATCTGGAGCAAAGTTGTCTATCACCGATAGAAGTTCAGATTTATCATTATATAGAGTTTTAATATTTGCTATTCTTTTAATTTGTTCTTTTTGAACTATAAAAGCATCGCCACCTAAATCTGCGTATTCTATTACGAGTGCATCAATTGAATTATCAAGTATTTCTAATTTTCTTAATAGATATTGCGGAAGTCCACCTGTTGATAAATGTGGACTGATATACATAACTTTCATACTTTTTATTTTTTGTAATCTGTTTCATAAAACCCGTTGCCATTAAATTTCGGTTTTGAAAGTGAGGCAACAGTACGTTCTGCTTCTGAGTTTTTCTCACACTTGCAAATAACAGTAGTTAAATTATAGTTGTGAGTAAATTCATCAAATGTTTTACCGCATTCCTTACATTTAAACGTATATACAGGCATGTTACTTACCCAAATAACGCTTTACATATGATAACACATTCTGATTATGCCCATATATAGCCCATTTTTTACAATCTCTGTAATCATTCTTTACGCCAAATTCGCTGACGTCTGATATCTCAGCGATTAGACCATTTTCAAATTTAATCTTCCATGCAATAGTTTCAAACCCGTCAAAATCATCACCTGCTGATTCTGATAGGCATGGGTTTCCAAACTTTGAAGAAAGTTCTCTATATGTTGTGTTTATTACACCAAGTTTTGCTATACCACGTGTTTTAATATCACGTGAAACCATGAATCTAGGTAAGTCCATAATAACTCCAAAAAAAAATAACTTATTAATTATACAATATACAACTTTTTATTTAAATATACAACTTTAATTAAATCTATCCTCAAAAAGAGGAACCATATCAGAAAAATCAGCCAACTTTTTATTTAAAAGCATCTCAAACGTATATGAAATTATATTATCTTGAGATAATCCATTTTTTTTCATAGTAGAAAACTCATCATTTGTTATGTAAAACGATTTTCCTCCCATAGAAAAATAAATTTTATTACCTTGTTCCCAATAAAACATTGGATCTACACTAAACGAGTTGGTATCTTTCATTTTTTAACCATAATAAATAAATTGCTAGATTTTATTTTATCAGAAAAATCGTCAATCATATCATACGTTAATGAGCCAATAATATCATATTCATTTGCGTAGTCTACTACAATTTGATCAATTGCTATTCTAACACCAGGTGAATCCCATTCATCTAAATAATCATCAAATACAAGAATACCACCAGACTTTAGCATTGTTGAATATATTTCAAAATCACGAGTAGCACCAAACGTTGAATGATCTCCATCAATAAAAATAAAATCAAATTGATTAACATCATTTTGTAGACTATTTAAAACATCATTTGATCTAGAATTTCCTTTGTAATATTTAAAGGCTGATTCCGTATTTTTAAATTTATCTACATTATTATTTACGTTCTGTTCAATTCCTTCTGGAACTCCTAGATCTATACCATAACAATTTGTTGGATATGGGTGAGCCGCAACAAGTGCTACTGACATTCCATACGCAGTTCCAATTTCTAAATAGTTTATTTTATTGGGACCAAGCGCAGTTCTTATATCATATAACAAATGCGAATGGAAATGGAAGGGCTGACCTTCCATTCCAATTGATATAGATCTTACTTTATCTAAAGAATCTAAAGTTGGTATTATATTGATCATAACATATCTTCATCATCTATGAAGGGTATTGATTCATCAGCACTTAAATCAGAATCACCGGTATACTGCTGTTTATCATCCGCATTAAAATCACCGATTGTTTTTTTTCTGTATTCAATAAAATATGTTATGGTTTCCAAATAGTCATCTGCTATTGTTAATTTAGCTTGAACCCAGTCCTCAAAATCTTCTTTTTCATCAACCATTTTATGAAGACGTATTGCATTTCGCGCAATATTGAATAATTGTGATTTTATCATCCAACCTTCACCGTATTCATTTTCGTTCAATTCAAGCGAATACAATTCATCAATAATTGATTCTTCTAATTCATCAATTCTGTTTGATGCTTGTTCGTATAAATTAATTAACTTTTTATTATTTTCATCCAACTTTAATTTATTAAGTATCTCTTGGTGTAGCTGTACTGCCACATCTAGTTCAGCTAATTTTTTAGTAAAACATGGTCTATTGATGAATTCTCTCTCATTTAATGAGCTTAATAGTTCCTCTTTAACTATATTTTTATTTTTCATAGCTCCCACCTATATTTTTTAAATTAATTTTGGATTTTATATTTTTTGTAGCTTGTTTTAATTTTACAAAACGTGGATCTTCTTTATAATCTGGCTTTATATACATCTTCATCATTTTTTCTTTGACTTTTTCCGTTTCTCTCGGTGATATATACGCAGACAGCGCTCTATGTAGGTATAAATCCGCACCCTCGGTTGTTATTCCGTGCTGATACTCTCCTAAACTCATTAAAACATAAAGCTTTATCAAATCCTTTGATGACATTTCATCTAAATGACGGACTCCAGTCAATGATTGAGCCCAATCCATGAAATGCGAATCAGTATTATAATCGATTTGCATTAAATCTGCTTTATGCTTTATTTTATTTATTATTTTACTGTTATCAATCTTCATAATAAGAATAATGCACAGACCAATATAGTTAATATAGAAAATAAAGTTAGATATACCCCAGTTTTTGGAATGTTAAAGTATGCCCAAGGACACCACCATAACCAATACATATTTGTATAGTTTATGAATCCGAATTCTTTTCCAACTATATAATATAGTAGGTCACACACTCCCATGTACCATGAGATTAAAAATGCAATTGATACACATGGTTGTATGTGAAACAGACTTGCGCCAATTAAAATTAAATATCCATGTTGAATGATTCTATATCCAACAACTGCTTCATCTTTTATAGGTGACACGTGATGCCATCCTATTCGATCAAAACTTGAAAAATTTAATAGTAGTATGCTGTATAGCAAAAACGGATTAAATTGTATATTGAATATTGTGAGACAATACAGCAATATTGTCAATATAAACGTTATACCAGCATAATCCATAAACAAAAATTTTTTAAGTTTGTCCAACGAAGTATTAACAAAGTCTAACATTTTCATACACCTCCTTTATTTGTGTGGAAACATCTGATTTAGTTTTTCTTTCCGTTGATTGCAACCACAATCTTCTTTACCCATGAGAGTTGATATCTTTTTTGCTAGCTTATCTATTTTTAAAGCTGCTGTAACTTTCGCAACATCATCACCAAGACCAGTTGATTTTTGATTATCCATGTAGACCTCTTAGATATTTATGTTTAACATTTCTTTTAATGAATAGATTAACGATTCGTATCGTTTTCTTTTACTTCCTTTTAATCTAGATTTTTCTCTTCTACCTCTATTCTTTGATTGAGCTTCATATCCAGAAATTTTACCATTCTTATGTGAAGCGTCCTTACCATCCCCGTTTCCGTATGTACCTTTTTTTCTATTATACCGATTCAGTTCAGCGCGATACTTACGCATCTTTTTTGATGATTGAAATTTTTCGTACTCATGTTTATAATCACGAGTTTTTTCATTTAAAATTTCTGATATGATATCTGATAATTTCATTATTTCAAGGTCAATAGATACTTCAGTTTATTTACTTCGGCTAACATTTCATCTCTTAAATTTAAAAGATCTGTATCAGATTGAAATTCTTGGTCAAATGATTGTAAGCCTTTTATGATTACATCTAAATAAGAATCTAATTGTAAATCATCTAAATTTTTTAATGGAATGGAATCTAATTCAAATCTTCCATATTTACCCATTCCAACCTCAGCAAACTTATCAATTAAATCACCCAAAGCGTCATATATCTGCCCATACGCATTATGACGTGCATATGACTTGGTTTGCCAGTGCAAAACCCGCATTTGTTGCTCGAGTTGAATTAATAATTGTATCGCGTTTTTCATGTATTGCCCAGATTATTTAAAAACATTATAGATATAAATATCAAAAAATTATGATAAAGTTAACTTATCTAGTTCACTTCTGTTAATTTTTTGTTATTCAATATGGTTTGCAAACCTGCAGAAAATAATTGTTCGTTATATTTTTTATATTCTTCACGTTTATCTATAAATTGTATTTGTCCTTTATAAGTAGTTATCCTATCAAAATAATTTTCACAAACAACTATATTTTTTAATTTTAATTGTTTTATAGTAGGGTCTTGTAATATCTGTGCTCCCCACATTAAGTAAGTATCATCCAATCCATAGTGACCATAGTTTTCTGGAAATGGAATTACTTTCATTAATTCTTTTGAAATCAATGCAAACCATCCACCACCAAACTTCATATAAGGTTGACCATATACGTTATTACGAAGTTCTTCTATTCTCGGTTCTTCGTAAATAGTAGCATCTATATATGGGTTATTGGTTGCCTGGTATCCAATTGGTTTATTTATAAAATTTTCATTCACTAAACAATCCCAAGTTGAATCCCATTGTCTTACAATCTCAGGAATAGATACAAATTTTGTAATTCCGGCACCTTCAATTACATCTATTGAATTGATTGAATGTGGCAATGTGAGTGGGTGAAATATTATATCAGTATCCAACCATAAATAATATTTTGAATCAGAATACGATGCTAATCTTCTCATTGAAGTACATCCATTAATAGTAGTTGTAGTTTCAAAAATACCACGAGATGCCCAATCAGTTAGTGGTTTTAATCCTAAAAACTTTTCAGTACATTCTTCTATTGTAATACTACTTTTACTCCAATCAATTATCTCATCCGAAACACACATAACAATATTAAATTTAATATTGTCACATTGTTCTTTTGTTAGATAATCTTTTCCAATATTTAATCTATTCAAAGTTTTTTCTAAATCATCAATGTCAGTTGGTGATATCCAAATTACAATTTCTATCATATAAAATCTTTTACCTTCCCCATTTTACTAAATACACATATTGTATTTTGACCTGTTAGTGGTAAATTATTTGTTAATAAAACCAATTGTTCTTTATCAATCATATATCTGTATTCATCTTTTATTTCAACTACTTCTCCTTTACTCTTTTTGTTTTTGATATAATTGATAAACGTATTTGGATTATTTCCCCATGTAATATTACCAATTCTAATAATATTGTAGTTTTTAAAATTGGTTTTAATATACTGCTCGATATTACGTTTATGATTAAAATATGGTGTATTTATTGAATTGTTATCTAGTGCAATTGAACTGAAATAAAAAATGCATTTTGATGTATCTTGTGCTTTTAACAAATCCGTTTCTCGTTTAAATTCTGCGTCCCTTGTTTCAGAACTATTTGAAACTCCAGCCGCAAAAAATATCGCACCCTCCCTATCTTCTATTATAGAAGCTATATCACCGTTGCCAATAATCATAATTTACTCATATTTCTTTGTTAAAACTTTATTCCATTCAGATATTCTATCATATTGATGGACTAATGTAAATGGAATTCCTTTACTCGTCACAACCGTATCTCCATTCAAAACTGGCAGCGCTTCTACGATTTTATCTCCATATTGTTCTAACATAGTTGGATCAACAGTTGTTCCTGCTTGACAGGCCCAACCTTCTTCTGATTGAGTAAATCGTGTTATAGATTTATAAACATCAAATGACAGTAGTGTATTTAATGCTGCTTGATCTGGGGTTTGATTTGGACTACCTACGCATAGCAGATATATGTTTAAAAACAATTCACTCATTGTTTTCCATTCACCTGCTAGGGTTCCGCAGTTATATATTAAATTATCTTTGCATCTATCATATACGCTTTCACCGAATGCCTCCTTTATATTTGCTCTTCCCCATGTTTCATCTCTATATCTTACACTTTCGGATCCAACATTTATTTTCTTATCTCCTAGATTCACCTCCAGCCATTCTGACGGGTTTCGCTGGAATATTACGTCCTTTGGATCCAACGCCATCACATATCTTATATCCCCAAAATCCTCGTTTAATTGTTGTAATGCTTCATAATAGTGCATTTGTCTGTCACACATTATTCTAAAATTTTGCTTATAAAAATACATTTGACGTTGTTCATCAAAATTAAATGACATAACTATCCATCCTCTACTTCGTAGTTCATCAACAGTAGATTTCGGAACGTTGTAAACGATCATTACTTTGTATCCTGTAAACCCACACCTATCTAATGAATTACAGAATATTTTTATATTATCAAATGTATAGTTTGTTATACAAGATATAACCACATCTTTCATGCTATTTTTTCCAATTATTATATAACCGCCAAATTTATTTACTATTAACCAAGATGGTGCAAATCTTTATACCCGTGATATACACTGAAATTGGTGTCATCCCAATATCCTGGCTCTGCTAATTCTACCCATTTTTCATGTGTATATCCATTATCAATAAAAATACGTTGCTTCAAAACATCGCCTGCCCAACTATAAATGTAATCTGATTTTATTATATCACTTAACCCAGATTCTCCATACATCTCATGTATTTTTATAAATGCTTCAGTTTTAAAAATACTCCCTCCACCTAAAAAACTTACATTGTGACGATTTTTTCCACAGTCTGAAGTTGGGAATCTTTCTATTGGCTTTTTTATATACACATCGTCTTCTAACAATAAAGTCCATTCTTTATTGTATTTTTTACATGTTGAATAAATTCTATGATGTGATTCCAACATTTTACTTAAATTTACTTCTATGGGATCCTTTCTGGAAATATATCCTTCCACCCTGTCTCTAAACGTAAAATCACAGTTGTGATCATTACAAAGGGTTTCATAGTCATTTATTCTTGGAGTTGTTTCATCTACATAAACATCGATTGGCAAATCTTTATAAAATTTTCGTATTGATTCAATACAATGCTTAGCTGAATTAAAGTAAAGTGTAAATTGATAATTAAATGCTATCATAGTTTTATTTAGTGATTGGTTTATAGATGTATGGGTTTGGAAATCCACGATTTATGAAATCCGAATCTAACATATTAGTAAATCTAAAGTGACATGACCATCTAATCGTATCATTTAATATATCGCCGGATTCATGTACTAACAATGTTGAAAAAATTACAATATCACCGGCTTCAATAACTGGCTGTATTCCGTTACCTTCAAAATCAACTTCTGCAAACCCATTATTTGATTTAAATGGAAGTACGCCTTTTTTGTGTGATCCTGGGTACACAATTATAGATCCGTTTTCTTTGTTTACATCGATAAGAGGCACCCAAACTACCAATGAATCCATTGATGCTTCCATAGATGACCAATCTTGATGGGCTGGTGTTTTGTAATACGTTATATGTTTTGCAAGTTTTGGATGATTGAAAAACAAAACAGGACGAGTACACATTACAGGGAAGTCTAATCCAAGTAATTTTAATTCATTTAATAATTTATCTTCAAGGGGTAATTTGTATAATTCAATAAGCCCTTGTTGTATTATTTTACCGCAATTTATAAATACGGATTCATGTTCATTAAACAACCGTATCATATTTTCTTGGAATGTTCCGGTATATCCAAACTTATTAAATTGTATTTTAAATATTGATTCTGCTGATGTTTTTAATTTTTCTATATATTCTCTTGAAAAAAAGTTTTTATATATGAAGTATCCATCAGTTTCTATCATTTTTTTAGGCAAATATTGTTTATCTAACAGCATATCCAACTCCAGTCTCTCCAAAATTATTTCCATTATAAAATAATAACTCTTTATCGTTTTCAATTATTATATATGGATAACAAACCATAAATGAATCCCATCCTTCATCTGAAGGTTTAATTTCATTAGTAAAAACACGTTCCCAATTGATACCATCTATTGAGATTGCACGTTGTATTCTATATGATTTATTTGAATCCGTTCTGTAATCAATATCGCCACGAACAGAAAACCACATATGATATACATCGCGTTTTTTTACCACTCTAGCCGCAGATATCCCTCCTTCAGTATCACACAATGGTATACACGTAATATTTGAAGGAGTCCACGATATACCATCCGATGATGTAGCATATTTTATATCATACGTTGGTTCCATCCTACCATCATGTTCTATCCAAGTTCTACATGATAAATACCACATCTTCCATATACCATCTTCTATTAATACATCAACCGTGCCTATATAGCCTGGCTCATTAATTGACGATGTCATTATAGGTCCAAGTGAAACTTTTTCCCAAGTGGTTCCATTATCATTACTTGTTGCCAATCCTAAACAATTATGATATGGTACATCCTTGCGTAATGACCATCCAATATAATACAAATATTTAAGATTTCCAACAGAAATAATCGCAGTTGGCATAATACCTGCCCAATCAAACGATCCATGCTTTCCTAATTCTAATCCAACATTAGTTTGTTCGGTTAGTATGATTGATGGATTTTCTTTATCAACCTCAATATACATAGGAATACTTTTTCCGTCATTATTTCTAGTGGAATAATAAATCCTGTATCTATCTGGGTATATATCAACTACTGGAAGTTGTGCTCGGGATTTATCAAATATCCTACCTTTTTTATCCCATCGCTTTTCAAATACGAAATTATAAATACCAGTTTCAAACGGTATACTATACTTATTAATCATAAAAAAGCCATATGATTCTAATAAATCTATAGATTTTTGATAATATGGAGTATCCACAAAAAATTCAATTATTAACGATTTTGCATTTCGTAATGCGTTAGGCGATCCAACTAAAAACGCATATTCAGACCCATCGATATCAACCTTTAAATGTGTTGGATATGGTAAGCCGAGTGATGTTATAATATTATCTAAAGAATCAACTTCTACCAGTGTCTGTATGTTTGTTTTAACAATTTCAGGAGGGCCAGAATAATTTTCTAATTGTAGTGTTTTGTGATGATCTCCGATTGAATCATCAGTTTGTGCATTTAAAAAAACTGTTTTCTTTTCATCGGCAATTCCAACATTAAAAATATTAACATTATTTAAATGTGGATTCTGTTGTAAATTTTCAGTTAACCCAACAAAATTTATTTTGTCTACTTCAAACGCATATACGCTTGACACTCGCTCTGCCATATATAAAGAAAACCAACCAAGATTCGCACCCAAATCATAAAAAATTGAATCGTTTGGGATTGAGTCTAAATACTCTTTTATATTGTCTTCTCGATGGTGTGCGCCGTGGGTATATTTATAAGTTATTGTTTGCATTTATATACCAAATATTATTTTTATTCTTTACTTTTATTTTAAACTTTAACTCGAAATTATTTAATGATCGTTTAATTGCATATTCATTGTATGGATCATTGTAACCATCACCAAACAAAACTGCTTCTGGCCAATTTAGTTTACAATAGTTTAATATACTTGTAAGATCATTACTATCAATTATGCTATTAATGTAGATTGCGTCTGCAAAAACATCCTGTTCAGCTAATGTTTCTAATCCTATTTTTGGAGTTGTGCGTAGAACGTAAACACTATCCTTAATATTCCAACAGTTTATTATAAAGTTTTCCCATAAAATAGATAACTTTTCAGATATACGCCTTCTATCTTTTTCAAGTTTTGCATTATATTTTTGTTCATATGCAGCTAGGTCTCTATTCCATTCATTAATAACAAATATTTTTGCATTTGGCGCGTTTTCTTTAATTGCTTTTGTAGATACGCCACACCAATTACCTATTTCAATAACACTTAACATATCATTTGATAAAATATGCTTAAACATATTATTATATTTTGGATCAAACCAGCTCTCAAATCCAATTTTATCGTATTCAGCAGTATCTTTATATGCGTATGACGTATCCGGTTTATCTACTTCATTTGAGTATGACTGTAACAAACTTCCTGGTATTCCATGTTCGCGTAATTCACGCATCTTATTTTTTCTGCGTAGTTGTCTGTAGTAATCAATTATGGGTTGGTGCCAATCTCTTGAGAATACACCACAATATGGATCTAAATTAGCGCCGATATCAATTTGAGTAAGTTTATTACCATACTCTAAGTAGTTTTTTGACATTATAATTTTACCAGAAACAGAGCATGCATATAGTATAACAGGAGATGCTTGTTGTTCTATATATTTGTTTAAAACAAAATTTAATTCAGACTCTATCTGATCTTGTTTTTGCCAAGATTTTTTCAAATCAGTTTTAATATGATCTGTGTATTTTAGTAATTCAAGATTTTCTAAATGTGGTGGTCCAACTAGTATTATAGGACGGTTCAAATTATTTAGTATTTCAAAAAATAATTCCATTTGATCGGATACAGTCATATAACTAAACAATGTAGCTGGGAATTTTCCACATTTTTCATCTAATTTATGAATTATTTCAAAATATTTTTCAAATCTTCTTACATATTGTGTATCATGCTCATTTCCAAATATCAATCCGTTTTCTAAATCTTTATCTGCTAATTTATATGAAATCAAATTATTTAAATGAGTTGCTACTGTTTTAACTTCATCATCGTTTAATTGTTTGTCCCATGATTTAGTTTCAAATAAAATTCCATATTCTCCATCACATAAACGTATAAACGTGAAGTTTTCACTAGCCTTTATCTTATTGATTAGTATGTTATAATACTCATCAAATTTTATGTTTGAACTAGAATGTACCTTCCATATATTAAACGCATCAAATTTCAAAAGAGTCTCCAGATAAAAAATTAAATTTATTAATAAATATTATACTAATAAACTTCTAGAGCTGTTTTTTCTTGACGCTTGGCAGGTGACCCCATATAAAAAGATCCATCTTCGGTTGATTTTGTTATCAATGATCCCATTGCCACTAAGCAACCTTCTCCTATAGTAACACCATCTCTAATCGTAGCATTAACTCCTACCCATGCTCGTTCTTTGACATGGCAATGTCCAGACAAAACTGCATGGGATGTAAAATAAACATGATCTTCTATTTTACCGTGATGACCGATGTGGTTGCCACTCCATAATGTTACATTGTTTCCTATTTCTGTAAATGGCTGTATTGTATTATCTTCTAGTATAAAACAGTTGTCTCCTATACTATTTGCAAAGTTAGAACACCGTGAAGAAATATAAGAAGCCATTGTATAATTCTTATTAAACTTGGCATCCTCGTATATAGATTTGCGAATTGTATTCATTTTTATACCAGTCATTGGTATAAACATATGATAATCAGAAGAAGAAAATTCTGATTCGATTGATTGATATGGCACTACCGGCAGCCCTTTATAAAATCTTGTGCCATTTGGTATATAATCTTCGTGTGCCGTAAATCCAACAACTTCATATTCTGAATCATTTGTGAAATAAAAGTGCGCTAGTTCAGCTGAATCAACTAGCCCAAATATTACAACTTTTTTATTTTTTGTAAACATAGGTTGTGTACTCATATAATCCATAATCATTTCTAACTACAAAATTTCTGCTTAAGTTATTTTTTAAAAACCAACCAAGCTCATCAATTGAAACATGAAATAAATCATCACGCTCCCAGTCAACGTGCTTTGACATTAAATTAAAAGAAATTCCATGATTGCATTTATCCCAAACTTTAATTATAACTTTTTGAAAAAAATCCATCATGTCATCGTATGATAGCTCACGTTTTTCTGTAAAAACCCCGTTTAATATTACAAAATCAAACACTGGTATTTCAGAGTCTGCAGTGAGTATGTCTAAATTATAGAGATTAATATTAGAATTATTTTTGTATTTATCTCTACAAACGTTTATGTATGATTCATTTATGTCAAGACCAGAGTAATTTATATTATATTTGTTATCAGATTTTAAAAGATAATCAAAAAAATGTCCTGATCCGCACCCAAAATCTAGTATTTCTATATTAGTATTTTCATTTAAATTGATAGTAGAATACTTTACTATTTCTTCCATCACTTTATATCGAGTCTGTGTATCGCGCTCGTTGGGCCAATCAACACCAAGATGAGTATCACCATGTGCCTTAACGCATTTATCATAATGCTCTGCTATTTTTAAATAATTCATATTAATGTAAATTTATTTAGTTGTTTGTTTATGTGCTCTGGGTCATGTGAGAACATTATGTCTAATATAGACGTGTATGGATTTTCAAACTCAACGTTTTCCATTTTTATAAATTTTAAAGAAATTCCATCATCTTCAAAATATGATTTCTGATATAATGATTGTCCACCTATTGCATTTATATATTCAGTTGCAGATGATTTTATAACAATTTCTTTTATCATTTCTTGACTTTTTAATCCATCCACATTAAACACAGACGATGATTGTTCTATTTCTGTATCAATACCGATATATTTACATATTCGATATATAATAGATAAATTGAACTCTGATATTGTTTTATCATAAACAGTAAATTCAGGTTCTATTATAGTTTCAATAATATTTTTGTAATATGGGGATTTAGAATACAAATTTTCTAAGGTTTTAGTGAATCGTGTTACATATGCATCTGATATATCTATAAACGTTTTATTGCATGGTACATGTTGGCTAGCATTTTTTATTGGTACGTTTATTGAAATTCCATTTTTGATTACGTTCCTTGTCATATAACTTCGTTTCATAAAAGAAACATGGTCTAAATTTACATATAAATCAACTGCATTTATAAGTTGAAAATAACCTATGTATGGAAAAAAATATGGTTGCATTATGCCGAGTTTCATTTATATTATTCTCGATTTGCTTTTGTGTAAATTTCAAACTTTGATAAATCTGGGTACGGTAGTTCTAAGTCTTTATGCTCAATTGGTTGTCCTTTTGAGGTATAAAATTGATTTATCAACAACAACCCACGTGCAGCCAGCTCTGGCATCATATAGAAATTCCAACCTAGCATATCAAAATTATCCTCATGGTATGAGCATTCACGCCTTCCACTATATCTAGCACGTTTAAACCAAAAATACGCCTGTTCATCATCTGTTAGTATTGCACCACCCTTTGACAGTTTAAAGTGTTTGTACGGTCCTGTAAATGAAACGCACATATGTGTATTTGGCATATACATATTCGAAGTAAAACGTAAGGCGCTATCCCATACTTTTGTTGGGGCTAGTTGGTATGCACCTTTTAACGTGGTACCATCTACTGGTTTAAAATTAACCTTGGCTCCCGCATGAATTATTTCACAAGGAACAGACGGATATGTTCTAGCGGGTATTTCTATTTCCATCCCTTTTACATTTTCATACATCAATGCCAAAAATAAAGCATTACTTTGATTATCAACGGTGACTACATATGGAGCACCCGTATAATCAGATAAAGCTTTTTCAAAATCTTCTGTTATTTTATAAATTCCATTTGCCATAATATTACCTCAACATTACTGTCTATATTTCTTTAAATCAACATGTTTAAATAAACCTTCACCATGTGCTACCCTAAATGATTGCCTTGCCCACCATTTGGATATATTACCTTCTAATTGAATACCGGTACCAGCGAACTCAGAAACTGTATCATAATAAAATTTTGTTTTATACATGCATGGATTATTTGTCCAGTTTCCATATCTAGATGTAGTTATATAATAATCATTAAATTTTGATATGTGTTCTGGAAATTTTTTATCTGGATGCTCAACCCAATGAACGCAGTCTAACAAATGCGGGGATGTGCATTCAATTTCTGGATCGTAATAATTTAGTTCGTTATCTTTATGCCTGAGTGAGAATAGTGGATGTCCTGGTTCTAGGCGATGTCTATATTTTACGCAAGAAATCTCATCATATAATAGTTTTAAACCAGTTTTTAACCTATCATACGTGGTTTCTTTATTTTCAATCAAATGCCAATCGTGTTCCAATAACAAAATATTTTCATTTTTTGCTTGTTGCGCCAAATGTATAAACGCTTTTCCTATTCCAATATTTTCTTCCATTGGAATGTATTGCATACCAAAATGTTCTGCTATTTTACGGTCATCATCCGAAAATTCTTGAAATAATATAACCGAATCATCTACAATATCAAAAAATCCATTTTTATAATATGTAAACAATGTGTCAACTAATGTTTGACCACTGTTCCATGCCAATATACCAACACTTATAGGTAACTTATTCATATATTATCCAATTCCAAAACATATACGTTCATACATATTACGATCTGCATTTTTTACAGAATCCCACTCTGGTAAATCAGAAGTGGAACTCATTTCAGTATCGATTTTAAAGTTTCTAAGAACAAATTTTTTACAAGGATTTATATCCTTTATATAATTATCTCCACACCAAATTTTTAATTGATCAGGTATATCAATCCAGTGTATTTTGTTAAAAAATAAAGCACACCCCCATCCCCAATCATTCATACCAGGTCTCCATTCTTCAAGATACGGAGTTTCTGCAATTTCTTCTTTTTCATAATTTCCTTGACCCATACCAATTATACCTAAATTAATAAAATTACTGGATATTAGCAAGTCAAATATAATCGGATCGAAATTTATATCGTCATTTAATAATGCTATATTATTTGATTTCGCTAGTTTTACGCCTAAATTCCACGATGGATTAACAAATAGATTTTGTTCTGGTTGTATCAATTTTATTTTATTATTAACTTCTATAAAGTATTGATTGAAGTTGTTATTATTATCAATTAAAATTATTTCATCAATAAAAATAGATGCAGTTAGATCATCTAATAGTTTAAATAATCTGTTAGATTTCCATAATGTTGGTATTATTACGCTAAATTTATCCATTTTGAAAATTCTTCAATTGATATAATATTAAACAAATCAGACCTATTCTTTAAATAAAATTCATATGTTAAATCATCTGGAATCGAAATTAAATCCGAGTTACCAAATTGTATTATCCCACAACCATAATCTGTATTAACAGTTTTTAACGTAATGTTACTATTTGTTGCTCTAAGAATTGCAATCGCTTTCCAAACATCGCCGGTCCATTCTCCACCATGATCATTGCGTTCTTGCATTTTTTGTGTTGAAGGCAAACAATCATGACATAATATTGTACCGTTATCTGTCAGATGATTTAATGAATTACTTATATCTCTTAATACTTGATCATAGTGGTGTAGTCCATCTATAAAAATAATATCGAATTTGGTGTCTGGGGTTAGTTGCTCAAAATATTCATCTGATGTGCCAACAAAAGAGACTGGGGCTATGGGGAATGGCTCAACCGATATTTTATTTAAAGCATGTATTTTAATAAAATTACAAGTTGGATCCTGTGTTCCTATTTCTAGGTAAGACTCGTATTTGTTTCTATCTATCAGCCCGTTAATTATGTCCCATCGCATCATAATACTTTTCCAGTAATTTATCTACAACTTGTTTTTGTGTATAAAAGTTTATAACCTTATTGAATCCATTTTTTGCAATACGTTCTCTTTCTACTGTGTTTTCATGATAATAATTTAACTTTTCTACACAGTCATACATTGAATCATAATAAACAATGTCTTCGTTTTCTATAAAAATTTCATGAAGTTTTTTATTCTCATGTAGTCTATCAGTTATTACCAACTTTCCGCATGCCATTGCTTCAAAAATTCTTCTAGTAATTTCACCCCATCTGCTATTTTGAATTACCATAAGACCTTTATTTAAAAATTCAGTATGCTGTTTTGCATCTAAGCCGTTTTTATTTCCAATTGCACCGTCACCCCACTCTGTTAATTGATCTAAAAACTGAGATCCACCACGTCCACGAGTAGTTACTGCAACATATTCTGGATTAGCTTCAATTGGAAATTGTACTCTAGTATCCGCGAAATGTGTTATCCATTCTGCGTTTATTCCACGGTGTTTGTATTCTAAATAAGAATCATAGTCAGGTGTTATAGTTAAATGAAATCTATTTGACTTTGGATAGTTTCGTTCAAAGTTTTGTGGATCATCGCCACTCTCCTGAATCCAAAACGCATCTACTAATTTTTTATCTAAGTATGCTGAATCAAATCTTCCCCAATCCATAAATAAAACTACATCAGTTTTTGGGTTTGATTCAACCCACGCCTTCAAACTGGTTTCATGATATATGCCGGTTCTGTTTGAGCCGATTGAAATAATTTCGGTTTCCCATCCTCTGGATTCAAATTCAGCTATTAATGAGAATGGGGTAGACCATTCTTCATAATCATACGCATATATAAATGTTATTTTCATTACTTATTTTGAATAATATTATTATAAAGTGAATTTTGCTTTATCTGTTTATCTAATGTTTTTATATGATATATACAGCATTCTTTTACAAGAGGAAGTGTTGCATATGAGGAATAACCAGTTAATTGTTCATGCACTGGACGTATCCATTTTATTTCTGGTTTATTCTTTACAATTCGCATTTGAAGATCTGGCCAATTTATTCTTGATTCCCCATCAATAGACCATCCCCATTTTTGTATCCATTCATCTGTTATTCCTCTGACTTCATTCCATCTAGGAACCCAAAATGCCTCAACAGTTGAATTTAAGTTTATTATTTGTTTAATATTTTCAATAAAATCATCAAATATGTTTTCATCTGCATCTAAGTTAACAATATAATCTTTTGTGCATTTACTAAACAAATAATTCTTCTGAGAAGCGAAATCATTATTTAATGACCGTTTATAATACTTTATATGTGAGGAATTATTATCAATCACTTGCATTACACCCGGAGTTGCCTTTTCAGAATCAATAACAACAACTATCTCATCGGTTTCAGACTTTATTCTAACCAAATTTGTTAACAGTGTTCTAAATTCAATTTCTTCATCGGCAACAAGTATAGCAAAACTTATCATAATAATCCTTACTCTTCATACTTAAATAAATAAACTTTTGGTGTTGTTCGCAAAGCCATCGCTATTAATAGACGAGATTCTCCCCCAACACAATAATACTCATTTTTAGCGAGTTGTACAACAATTGGAGCTTCTACTGCATGATTTAACTTCATTCTTTGGATTTGCTTTTCTATTACTTCAATATCCCTTCTTTTATCTAAACTAAGCTGTCTAACTGCTTTCAATGTTAAATCAAAATCCCAGCTATCAGTATTTTTGATATTAGACCAAATTGCAGGAGTTAATGTACGCATTAAACCATTTTTTGAAGATTCTATTAATTTAGTTGTATCAAGTTCAAATTTTTCTGCAAAATCTTCAAGAGCACTTTGCTCTTTTCCCAAATTTGGAGTGACATAGACAGGCTGTTCTAATTGCCGAGTTTTAGAAAAATTATAGTCTATTAAATATGATCTTCTGATATAATCAGAATTTCTAATCAATTTTCTATATGATTTTCGCATGATAGGATATAACATCCTATATAACGGTTTTTTTGATTGTTTGAAGTTTAAAAATGAAAATGATTGATTTGCAAATATAAACTCATCTGCTTTTCTGTCTATTGTCAGCGATACCATATACTGTAATACGCTAGAGGGGATAAAATCTATGTCAAATACATGCACATAATTATCATACCGTGGTTCTATTACTAGATAATGCGATGTTTTATATTTTTTTGTCCATTTTCCATAATAGTCAATTTTTACAATAAACCCATTTTGAAAATTAGTAAATCTAATTTGACGTTGCTTCATTGTATTGCGTTTGTGTGTACGCGAAAATGAACCAAGCGTTCTACGTTTTCTGGGTAATATTTTTATACCACGTGCCATTACTCAAGTTTTTTCAGCTTCGGTAATTCAATAGAAACTTGCTCAGGAACATTTGTATTGTTTTCAATAAACGAAACAAAAGACTCAGCCATAGATTCAAGAGACCACTTAGGTACATGAGACAAAAACTTTATAGAGTTATTCTTATAAGATTTATAAGACTTATAAACATCCTCTAAAATTCTAGAGCATTCACCGTAGTTTACAGTAAACCACTTGGATCCTTCAACAAGAACGCCATTCCAAACAGCAGACTTGTGTATTTCAGTTAATTCGCCCGGCAAGTATGTATGGAGTGCAGGATTCAAGAAATCAACATGGCCTGAAAATTCTGGTGCAAGGACTGGTTTACCAGTTGCTGCAAATTCTAAGAGAGGTCTACCAAATCCTTCTCCCTTTGTATAAGAAACCATTGCTTTTACTTTCGGGTGATTATATAGGCTATTCATTTCTTCTTTTGTTAGATTTCCATGAAGCAAATAAATTTCCGGAAGATCAGTATCCGAATACATAGCTTTTATAGAATTTATATAATTTAAAATCCGTTCTCGGTCTTTTATCGAAAAAGTTGCGCCGGATGTTTTTAGAAGCAATGCTGGTTTTTCTTTTTTATTTCTGAATGTATGCATAAAGTTATACACCAACCCACTTATATTTTTTCTATCTTCACCAAGATCTCCGTTTAACCAGTGACCAACTGAAAGGAATATAAAATCATTTTGAATTGAATCTATCTGCGTTTTTATACCTGGGGCAAGGTCTATCTCATCTATCTTTCTAAAGATTTCAGTATCAATGCCTTCAAATAAAACTTCAATTGGTTTAATTACTTCAAGAAGACCCCGTTCTTGTCCAGTACCCTTATCATGTATCTTGTATTTTGTTTCATCAAATACTTGCTTAGAGAATTTTGAAGGAACCAGCGTATAATCCATTCGATTTACACCTTCAATCCACTCTGGTGCACACTGTGTTGTTTCAATACCTGCGGTTATTCCTATATTAGCATATTTTCCAATTGGATTAAATTCGTTTGGTACAGATACTTGTATGAATATGTCTGGTTGTTTGCGCAACGGCTCAATTAGGATAGATTCTTTTATTGCCATGTCCTTTTGACTGGTTTCCTCCAACGCATCAAACGAGGTGTTTCCCCAATTTGTTGATATTATAGAAACTTCGTACTTACCAGAACTAATTAAAGAATATGCTAGATCTCGTGTGTGATCGCCATAACCACTTCTGGTTTCAACTGGGCCTTGAATTACTATAAACTTTTTATACATATGTTATCCTATACCTTTATCAATGTAAATCTATCTCGTTTTTTAAATGTATTTAAGCACGTGTTGATTGAGTTTAATACACGGTTACCCATATTTTTTGCAGACATGCCTGTGTCTGGGCTTATAACAAATTCTCTACCAAGTATACCACGCTGTTTACGTTCTTCTCTGCTCAGTTCATATGCATTAAATAGTGCGTCTGCAACATCTATAAAATCAACCCTATCATCAAATATATAAGGAGTTGGCACAGACCCCTGAAGAGAACGATTTGATGGCCACACTGGGAATGCCCAGTCACCATGTGTTAACTCTTTATTGTTTTTCCACTTCCTATAATCATGAAGTGATCCGATTTCAACATAATCTTCTTCATTTAAATATCTAACATTCCCGCTTTCGTTTATTGAAAATCCACATTGATCTTGAAGTCCGCCTGTTACGTTAACAACAATCGGTGTACCAGCCATTAGTGATTCGGCGGTTGCCAACCCAAAACCTTCATTTGATGATACGTTTACTGTTACATCTGCGATATTGTATAAATAATTTAGATATTCACGAGGAATCGATTTATCAGAAAATGCTACTTTAATATTAGGTGCAACTTCCTTTATCATTTCTGGTATATGCGTTCCATTTGGATCTATTGGCTGCGTATGCAACAATAGCAAACAACGATCTTGTTTTTCTTCTGGCAATCTTTCAATAAAGTCTTTAAATGCTAAAACCAAATCGCCAACATTTTTCCTACGTATATTCCTATTGTTCCAGAATACAACATAATCATACTCAGAACCTTTAAAAACATCATTTTTAAATTTAAGCAAATCCCCATATTTCTCGTGCGTTTCATCTATAGGAAAATAATCAGTTTCGGATATACCATGTGGTACATATGTAACACGTGTATCACTAATACCATTTTCATGTTTAGTTAAGATACGCTTATTTATTCCATATGTTTGTTTTGAAATTGCCATTAGCAAATCACATGATGCATATGCTTCTTTATTATAAGTAGGATCTGGTAGATCATCCCAGATATTTAAATATATTATTGGTAATTGCTGACGAATTTCATGTTCCATTTCATACAACCAATCCCAAAAGCGAGGATCTGTAAAATGGACAATTGCATCCGGATTTTCCCTTTTTAAAATTTCTCTGATTAGCAAAGGATCACCGTAACCATTATATGGTATTATCTTAACGCTTGCATCACTTACACCTGATATCTTTCTTACATCTTCGGAAATATCGATTAATTTTCCTTTATCCGGGTGTTCAATTGCTGCACCAACTTGTACCCAATCAAATTCTCCAACGGTATTAACTACCATATCTCTAGATACAGTGGCTATACCAGAATGCATTCGCATATCATCGGATAGTAATAGTATTTTCTTTTTAGCCATAAAAACCCTTATTTACAAAACTTATATTAAATAAATATACAAAAAATAAATATAATAAACAAGCACTATTATAGTAATAAATGTGGCTTTGCTTCAATTAATCCATTTTGTGTAATTATTACATGCTCCGAATTTGCTCTAAATTGTTCTAATGTTAATGCATTTACATATGACATAGATGAGCGAATGCCATCTTCAATATCATTGATAATTCTTTTTACCTTTCCCTTGTACGGTATTAGTTTAGAATTACCTTCAACATTTTTTTCTTCCATTCCATGCGCCCTTTTTGTCTCTGCCGATGCAGACCCTCTATACTTTTTATATAGCTGTTCATTCGGCCACATTCCCATTCGTTGGATTTCTCCGGGACTTTCCCGCGTACCAGCGAGTATAGAACCTAACATGACCGTATCTGCACCGAGTGAGATCGCTTTGGCAACATCACCTGTCATTTTAATACCACCATCTGCTATAATTGGGACATAAACACCAGTTTCTTCAACACCACGAACTGCTTCAATTAGAGCAGTAACCTGCGGAATTCCAATACCAGTCCTAATTCTAGTTTCACACAATGATCCGTTACCAATACCAACACGAATTGCGTCTGCTCCCCACTCTGCCAAATTTCTTGCACCTTCTCGAGTTGCAACATTTCCTGCAATTATATCAACATCGCTTGGAAGATTTTCCTTGCACCACGCTATAGTATCTTTTACTTGTTTTGTATTTCCATGAGCAACATCTATAAGTAAAATCTTTACACCAACTTGTACTAAAGATTCTGCACGTTCTTTGAAATCACCGGTTGCACCAATAGCAGCACATCCCATGACAGACGATTGTAATACATCAACAGCACTGTCTACTTGTTCACCAATACACATGAATCTATGTAATACACCAATACCGCCCATGTTTCCAATAGCTATAGCCATTTCTGAATCAGTGACAGTATCCATTGGAGACGCTACAAGTGGTGATTCTAATTTATATTGTTTTGTAAAATTTGTACTTAGGTTACATTGACTCCTTGATTGTATTTCTGAATATTTCGGAACAATCTGTATATCATCGTATGTATATGCATGTTGCATTATATATGTATCCATTATTACGGTAACCTTTCATTTTTAGGACAATGTGTATCGTCATTTTTAAATTCACAAAATCTACAGTTTGAATTATTAAACCCAGCAACTGCAACATAATTTATATCAGTATTATAATCACCACTTTCTTTAAATGCAGAAACTATAAAATTATCTATTTGATTTGAAATCTGATTTACTGATATGGTCCCGTTTGCAGGTTTAAATCTCTGTATTCTTCTAGTCATAGCAGCGTATTCTGCGTTCTCATCTATTTTACGTTTTAATATAAGATATTCAACATCAATATCGGATAAGTTACATCCATACTGTTCTGCAAAGTATTTCTTATATAATACAAGCTGTGATATTTTAACCTTGTCACCTTTCTGATAATCGCCCCAACCACGTGTGCTAGTTTTAAAATCATATATGTAATATTTATTTAGCTTAGTATCACGAATTACTATATCTAAATACCCTAGGATTTTTACATTTGGATTTTTTGGTGATGCAATTCTATCAATTGGCATTTCAATTCCTACAAGCTCGTAGTGCTTTTTCGGAAATACAGAATCCCTGTTCTTTTTAAAATAAGTTAAAATTCTAACACCATCTTCATAATACTCAGATAATTCAGCACTAGTTGAAAAGTGTATATTATTATTTTCAGAAAGCAATTGTTTATACTGTTGATATATTTTATTCTTTAAATTTTCATTTAGATTTAACGAATTAGCTTCTGAAACGCTTTTATTATACAATACATCAAGATATTCCTGCAAAGTTTCATGCATTGCAGTGCCAAACAAAGCAGCTACCCCTGGTTCATCAGTTCCAACTTTATCTATGTATTTCAATTTCCATCTACGTGGACATGTTTTCCACATATGGAATTGAGAAAATGATATTCTATTTCCAGCCATTATTTAGCCCATTTGCTATTTGCTACAAGTTGTGCTATTATGCCGTACACAGATAAATCTTGAAAAGTATCAATTTCGGATTCGCCAACTGTATCGCTTTTACCCAAAACTACTAAATTTTTTAATCTTTGTATTTTATCATTCATTCTGAACCAAAGCCCAATCAGACTCATTTTTTTGTCATCCGGCTTTGTTAGATCTGTTCCTAGTGAAATATTGCCGGGTCCATAGTTGCTTTGCTTCTTACAAAATACTTCATATTGATGCCACATGATTCTTCTGTATTCTTTCATCATCTCTGGGTATTCGTTCTCTATATTTTCAACTACATGCCGATCTGTAAACTCCCACTCAGATGGCCAATGTTCATTATTTTTAATCATTAAATAATTCCTTTCTTAATTCAATCTTCTTATCTTCTTGTATACCATAAGTTTGTAATAACATATCAAACTCACTTTGTAGTTTTAATGTACGGAATAAATCTATCATATCCAAACATTCACGTTTACTTATCTTATAACATGATGATAAAAAATTTAACAATTCTTTATTTTCTTCATATGCCCTAGATTTTTTTATGTACTTTACATAACTGTTTTTCTTAGGCAAGGAATAAAGTAACAAATTATAATAATCTTTAGATGTTATAGGACCTGCTCTTAAAATCTGTAAATCATTTACAAGACCTATGTATTCTGGGTTCATGGATAACCAACGTGTTATCATATAATCATCCCATGACTTCTTATCTGATTCAGATAAGTCATTCCAATTTGTTTTATTTTTACCTATTCCATTTAAATGATCAAATATACTCTTTGCCATTATTCCATCGTAAGATCGTTATTGTTCATTGTTCTCGGTAAAAACTCTTTGTTTATGTTACCACATTCTAGACACGCAAAAGTTTCTACTGGGATCAATGATTCTTTTCCGGTAGGAGAGATTAGGGCAGACACCTTTTTAAACATGTATGCCATGTGAAAAAATTTGCTACCGCAGTTGCTACATTCTAAATCTGTGGTTTGAGATAAATCTAATTTTACGTTTGCCTTTGGTGGTTGATTTATTCCACCTGTTAAATCAAATGTATTTGCCATATATTATCCTAATTCATCAATAATTGTAAAAAATGCATTCATTGCGTTTATTTCATGGTCTACTACAAATGCATCTTTATATTGTGCATCTGCAATTGTTGCTAATATTACAAATCTAGTTTTCTCTGGGAAGCTATCTATACCATCGTAGATTGATCTGTATATGGGATTGAAATCCCTGACTAATCCATCGGCAATTAGCTTTCGTATTTCAGCAAATCGTTCAAGCTGTTTTACGCTAGATTTTTTTAAAAGTTCTATTACCTTAGTATTTAGCGCCTGATCTGTTTGTATTTCTTCAGGGATCTCTAACGTGCCAGTAATACTAAGTTTCTGTAACGTATTTATTGTCTTACGTATATCAGGAAAATTTATGTTTATAACCGATGCTAATGTTTTATTATCAAATTTAACATTTTCGCTATCCAGAATGTTTGCAGCCAAAATTGCAACATCTTTTTTTGATGGAGGTAATATGTTAAATTTTTGGCATCTAGAATGCAATGGCTCTATAATCTTTTCTACGTAATTACATGTCAGTATAAATCTTGTATTCTTACTATACGTTTCCATTACATTTCGAAGAGCTGCCTGAAAGTTTGGTGTTGTAAAATCTGCTTCATCTAATATAACAATTTTCAATCCACCGAACCCAACCGTAGATGCGAACAGTTTAATTTTATCACGAACAGTATCAACAGAATTTTCATCACTTGCATTGATATACAAATAATTACCATCTGCAATTGTATTTGCTATAATTTTAGCTAATGTAGTTTTACCGCCACCGGCACCACCATGTAGTAATAAGTGTGGTATATCATTAGTTTTTAAATAATAGGAAAACGCAGTTTTTAACTGCTCAGATGAAATATATGTATCAAGTGTTTTAGGTCTATATTTTTCAACCCACAATGTATTCTCAGGCATAGATTACTTTCTCATGATCTTTTTAAAATATTCTACTAACTCTTTAGATAATCGTTTTGGATTCCAATAATGTTTACCATCTTTAGAAAAGAGCCAATTATCAGACGCATCATGTTGTTTAGACGGAAAAATAGTATCTTCTAGTGTATCAGCATCATAATGTGATGCATGTATTTTATTTTTAATTATTTTTCTGAACTTTCTATTCGCGTATCGTTTATCTTTCTTTTCCGATTCTGCAAGGGTGTTACCATGTATTGGATTCTTTTTAAAACTTCTACTCATATACTAATCCTTTTTTTATTAAAAACATTTAAAATTCTAGTATACCAATGAGATTTAGTATTATTTTCTTGCTTTTCTATAATAAACATTTCGGTTTGTCTAACCAAATTATAGTAAGTAGTTGGACCGTAATTTGACCAACTATTAATTATATCGTATCGTTGTTTATCAGTTAAAATCTCTTTCATATTATTTTCCTGTAGAACCAAAGCCACCCACCCCACGTTCGCTATCTGAAAGTTCATCAACTTCTACAATTTGTACCGTTGGGTATGGCATTATAATAAGCTGTCCGATTTTTTCCCCAACTTCATAGCAGGTATCTGACTTATTAAATCGTAATTTTATTTCTCCACGATATCCAGAATCAATTACACCAACTGAATTCTTGAGATAAAAATCTTCCTTCTTTGAAACAGAAGAACGTGGGAACACAAGCCCAACATATCCACGTGGTATTTCAACTGCAATACCAGTGCCGTATTCAATAAAAGTACCATCATATGTCATATGACACGCAGTTAAATCTAGTCCAGCATCACCCGCTTTTGCATATGAAGGGATTACGGTATCATCATAAAGCCTTTTAAATTTTACATTTATAGTATTCGGTATCATATGCCCTTCTTCAGTGTATGCAAAATGCGAAGGTGGAGTTGTTGACCACCAGTTTCTTCCATTCATATATTCTCCTTATTTAATAGCGTTTTCATAAATTGTTGCAGATTGAACTCCTACAAATCTAGAAGTTTCCATACCATTCTTTTCAATTACAACAACTGGCACGGATCTAATTCCAGCTGCATTTGCCATGTCTCTATTTACATCTACATCAATTATTTGATACTGTACGTGAGAATTTTTGCTCACGAGTTCATTCATAATTGGTTTTAATGCTCTGCAAGGGCTGCACCATTCTGCAGTATAATGCTTTATAACTGTCATATTACATCTCCTATATTTTATCGTTAATATTAAAATCTATCGTGTGGTTTCTATGGAAATTAATTTGATTACTATTATAATGACGTATGCTCCCATCTGATTCAGCGGCAACTACCCAAATGGTATTTTCATGCATACCATAATCAATTATAAAAATAGCAAGGCCATCCCCATGTGGTGTGGTTACCCATAAAACCTGTTGTATTTCATGTATTACAGTCATTCAATATATAAAATTTTTAATAAATTTGCAACTATTATTTAGCTCGGTTGAATTTTTTCAATTAAATAATACGTTATAGAATATCCTTCAGTAAAAAGTTCAACTTTACCGATGCCATCTTCTATAACAGAAAACTTACCACCAGATGCATCTTTATTTGCAACTAATATTTCTTTTAGAAGCTTTGCGTCAAATGATATTTCACGCGATGCAGTACCAGATATTGACGGAAGTTTTAACGTTAATTTATTTTCGTTACTTCCTAATTTAACAGAGACACCATTTTTTGATGGAATTATAGTAAAGATATCTATATCAGAAAATGCAGCCTTTGCTTTTACAAATTTATCAGAAAAGTTTTCTCTGTTAAATTCAAATTCATAATTAAAATCAGGCATTTTTTTCGGATTGGGTACTTTCTGTATGATGCTACTGTCAGCTGCCATATAGTTTACAGTTGTTGTATTATCATTCAATACAATAGAATTTGGTGAATTATTACCATTCAACGTGGTAAATAACAATTCAATCTCGTCTTCTAGAACCGATAACATTTTTACCAACAATGATGTATTTGATATACCGATTGAGATTGATTCATCATTACTATTAGTGACATCAACCGATATTTCGCCAATCACGTCCTGCTGATCGGTCATAAATCTTGTTGAAATTTTATTTGGATCTATTTTCCATTCAACAGTTTCAACGGAACCACCTAATGAATATTTTGCTATAAAATTCAATAACTTACTTTTTTCCATTTTAATAACCTTACATTTCAAAAAAATTACTTACTAATTTAGAATTATTTGTTGGCAGTTTCCATTTCAGTGCATTGTAAAAATCTTCCAATTTATTATTAAGCTCGGATGTAAACATGTAATCTGGATCTGCGTATTTAGATATAAATTCTTTTATTTCTGTTGGATCGCTATCTCCTCTAAATCCAAGTACATCTATATACAATGGGTTTTCTTTTAAGTATATCCATTTCATTTTGTCCCCATCTCTAAACGGTATAAATTTATATGGACACTTATAGTGCTCCAGTAATCTATTATATGCTATTGCCGCTTTTACGTGAGCGGGAGTTCCCTTTGCAAATACATTTATCCGGTCAATATCAATTTTATTTTTATACTTAACAAGGTTATTAACAGATGAATTTTTTGCAATGTCTACAATAGATGATTTGTGAACATTATTTTTCATCTCTAAAATTAGATTATCAACGGTATCTTTAGAAGCACCTTTCAATATAGAAATTAATAGGTTTGACATAAATCCTTGAAATGCTTTAGGGAATGATGACCTAACAACGTCAAGTCCTTTTACATCGAGCTTATCAACCATGACACCGTTATCTGCTATAATCCATTGGGCATAGCGTTTTTTAGCAATCCAGATACCAGCTTTGGCAATCATTTCTTGTTTTATTTCAAACCTGTGAGAGTCTATATTAAAAAATCTTTTTGAAAAAACATTGTAAAATTCATTTACAAACTCTTGACTTTCATTTGCTATCTCATAGATTTTTTCAGTCATTATTTTATCGTCTGAAATATCTATACTAGGGAATCTGTGTTTTACAAGCGGAAGGGCACTAAAGAAACAGCTATCGGTATCGATATAGATATTATAATCTATATTATCAGTAAGTAGTTCTTTATTATACTTCTTATTTATTACGTCTGCTGTCTTTTTAATCACAGTCTGCCCAGTAAGCGTTACAGCTTCTGCATTATCAATATCATAGAACCGGAATGCCGGTAATCCAAGTACTCCATAAAGAGAGTTTAGAAGGATTTTTTGAACTAACTGACGTTGTTTGTAGAAGACGTACTGCTCGTTGTTTCCTTCTTTACCATACTTTTTCATCAGATCTTTATACTCTACTCGCTTATCAAACCAATCGTCCAATATAGATGGTATAATTCCTTTGACATCTGTTTTGTATAACACGCCGTTCGATGCTACAGAATATTTATAGGTATCTAAAAACTTTTGAAGTTTTTCCTTTGATACCAAATTACCAGCAATTGAATATTCCTTTTCTACACCGCGTACATATTGCTCTGCATCCCAATTATCTATCTTACCGATTTTAGTTTCAGGTGAAATGTTCAGAGACATAATAATAGATGGATATAGTGATGTCAAGTCCAAGTCATATATCCATTCATATTTTCCAACAATTGGATCTTTTACATATGCTCCAATGAACTTCTCTTCTCCAGATTCACGAACAGCAGCCATCCGTTCTCTTCTATCCGCTGGTTTACTTGGGGCTACTAAGTTCTTTCTTCTTAAGAATGTCAAAACAGCGCCTTCAAGATATTTTGATGAATACACAAAATCTTCATACGGAACATGACCAACATGACAAATACCTTGAACCAAATCTATCAATTGTAGTTTTTCATTTAGTTCAACAACAAGCTCAACGTCAACTACGTTATACTCAATAAACTTTTTTAAATCGTTTTTCTTGAGTTCATCCAAGTTTCCTTCGTATTCAATCTTACCACGATTTAGTTCTTTTTTTGATACCGAATCAAGTGAGTATGAGGGTAATTGAACATATGTAAACTTCTTATATAAAGACAGATAATCTAGGACGGATACACCTGCAAAAAAGTATCGGTTTCTATATGGAGAATAAAATTCATCTTGTATTGGTGACAGTCTAAGCGCACTCTGCTTGCCTATGACCTTCTTCATCCTGTTGTACATGTAAGGGATGTCAAAATAATCGCAGTTCCACCCAGTAACGATTGTTGGGCGATTTGACTCGTATATGTCAAGAAACCTTAATAAAAGATCCTTCTCAGATGCGCATGAGATTAATTCAGTATTTGAATGTTCAACTTTAATAGTATCGAGATTACTAGATGAATCAACCACCAATGCTTTGTATTTTTTTTCGTTTGAAAAATATAAAGCAATAGATGTTATCTCATTTGTAGGATTTTCTATATCGGGTGTACCAGTTTCCATCTCAACCTCAATATCAAAAAACATTATGACATGGCCAGTTGAAATTGCGTCTGAGTGTGTGTAGTTGTCAACCAGAATGCGGGTTGTTTCCGCCACATCAGATTCAAACAGCGTAATATCATCTCTATCGAATCTGTGTACCTTATCTAGTTTGTCACCAAAAATAGATTTATACTTCCCCTTCTTTGATGGTTTATATGCATATGATGCGAATGGGAATTGTATATGACCTTTTTCATCATCCCATATGTGTGCCATCCTATTTTCTTTATCATAAAAAACGTTTTGATACATGTAACACCTTTAAATATTTTATAAGGGCCTATCATTTTACACAACGGAGCCCACCCATTGAAACTTAAATAAGATTTAATCCTCGCTAAAGAAATGATTTAGATGACGTAAATCGCGCTCCATATCTATTTCTTGTATTGGAAGTGGTGACCAACCATCAAACGAATCTAGTTTATAACCAACACCCCATCTATAAACATACGGAATGTTTGCAATATTAACAACCTTTGACATAAAAATTTCATCTTTATCTCTAATTAATATTTGCTTTCCAACCATGTGTTTAGCGTTAACCCGTTTTGGATCAACTTCATCAATCAATCTTATCATACTTTTTATTACCTTTTATGTATTTCGGTTCATATGGACAGTGCTTACACCCACTTCCACAGCAATAACCACGGTTAAGGTGGTACTCTTTTGTGAATACCACCTTTCCGTGTTCATTAATATAATAATCTTTATCTGTTATTTTATCTCGCATGCCCCACCTGCACATGCAATTTCACCCGATAGATCTGTATTATCATCCAATTCAATTACCCGTGAAAGATCAACGTCATGAAGGGCATGCATAAGCTGTTCATATTTTTCTTCTGAGATATCCTCAAATGGTGCTTGTTTATAACTACCACCATCAAATGGAAGTACAGATAGGCCATTAAAATGTTCTTTGTTTTCCCACATCCACGTACCAACTGCATCCCATTCATGCTCTCGGATTGATACTGTTGCAGAAATATTATGAGTATTCATTCCACTGCGGTGACCTGGTTTAATCCAATTTTGGTTGAACCACTTAACACGCTCCAGCAATTGTATAGGAGATTCAGTTCTTAAGATAGAACCAACTGGTGCTTTTTGTGGAACTCCAATAACAGCAGTATCATGTGGTCTAAAATACTCATCTTCAACCAATTCAGGGTGGGTTTCATGCAGGTATGTGTAAATTGCTTCATTCTTGCCTACACGTACTCTACGTAAATAAAAATCATTATGCCATGCATGAATTCCAGATGAACATCCAAGTGTTAATGACGATGTACCGGCTGGTTTAATTGTTGATATTCTTGCCGATTTATTGATTCCAATGAGGGCTGCTACACGTTCATTTTCTTCTTTTGCTGCTTTTGCAGCTGCTTTAACATCTAGCTTAGAAACCTTACCTGAGCCAATACCCGTCATTCCTACGCCAAGCAATGCATCCTTTTCAGATGTACGTTGCCAAATAGGACGAAGATAATGAAAATCAGTATAACCAGCTTGCAATGTACCAATAAAAGTTGCAGCCTTTACTCGTTCTTCCAAATCTTCCTGAGATTCAACATCTGATACGTTTACTTCGCACAGATTGCAGAATTGGAATGGTCTTAGTGCAATTTCGCAACATGGGTTTGTTCCCCAATCCTTATCATTTGAAAAATAAATACCCGGTTCACCCGCGTTTGATAGCTCTATCTTTTTCCACAATCCCTTAAAAAATTCTTCTGTTACTTTACTGCGAAGCAATACAGCAGAATTGTTTGCTCTTCCTCGTTGTGGATTCAACTCCCACCATGCACCAAATTTACATGAAATCATTTCATCATCATCTGCAGAAAATAATGAGATGAGCGCCGCTCTACGAATTCCACCCGCAAGAACTGCATCTGCAATATGACAAACAATATCATGAACTTCTAGTGGTGTTAGTTGATCGCCATCTTTTTTCAAGTCTAATATTGATCGTATTTTTTCAATACAAATCTTTAACGGCTCTGCACCGGGTGCTTTGCCACCACTTGTAATTAAACGTGCGCCTTTTGGACGTATATCCGAATAGTCAAAGCGGAGTGAAGATCCTCCTATAAAATAGGATTTTAGTAATGCTTTAACTGAATCTGCCCATCCTTCGATACTATCGGATACCAAAAATCTTCTTTCTCTATCTGACTTTGGTTTATGTATAGGTGGGAGTTTTTCAACATGGTGTTTTTGTACCGAATACCCAACACCGGTTCCGCCTAGCAACAAAAACATAACTTCACCAAATGCTCTCCAATCATCTATAGGGAGATATGCGCAATTATAAATTCTGTTTGGGCTTATTTCAATTGGTTTCCCACCAAACTGCAATGAACGCATTGAAGGTAATACTTTTTTATCATAAACCAACTTATAAACTTTTTCTATTTCTTTTTTTAGTGCTGGATACTTTCTTTGGTGCATTTCTTTATTTCTCGTAACCAACTCTTCCCAAGTCTCTCTTCTATTTTTATCGGGCATATATCTAGCATATTTCATATAAACCGTAATATCCGATAAAATTTTATTACTTAATTCCATTTTTTTCTCCTAAAAATCATTTTTTTTCAATAAAAGTACCCTTCGTACTCAATAAGTATCGAATTTAAACACAAAAATAGACGATTTTTTTAATTATTTTGAATCCAATTCAAGAAGTTTTTTAGATAACGTGTTTCTCATTACTTCTTCTGGGTTCTTTTGTGAGGTATTTATAATCTGCCCGTCTGGTGAGCTTGGGTCAAACAGATCAATTCTACCCGTTGATGTATCAACCTTACTTGGGAAAGTGATACCATCTGCACCAAATCTATTTTTAATAACATGAATTCGTCCAGTTCCGGTCAATTTATCTTCCAGTTTTCTACTAAGCGATATAATAAAATCACTATGTGCAATTTTTCTATATGAAGCGGCAACCGAATCACCTTCAATAACATCTTCCTTCAATCCACCACGGTTTGTCTGTGAGGCTGTCCAAATAGGAATCTCGTATTCATGTGCAAGACCTCTAAGTTCTAGGTATATCTCATGTGCTTGCTGCTCACCATCTTTGTTTGATGTTGACCTCAACAAATCAGCATAGTCAACTACAATCAAATCTGGTTTAAAGTTTTGCATAATACATTTTTCAATGTGCGCAGAAAGTGTTGTAACAGACGGTGTATTTGCTGGGAAAAACTTAATAACGAGATTGCCTCTAGCAGAATCTTGTATTTCTGGGAACTTTGTCTTTACTGCCTCCTTTGATAGATCTTGAAACGGTGTATTAGTAAAGTGGGCATCAAAACGCATTCCAACATAAAACGGATTCAATTCCATTGTATAGTAAATAACGTTTTTACCTTGCTTCAATGCGTTTGCTGCAAGACACACCAAAACCCAACTTTTACCAATACCAGCCGGTGCAACAACAGTTCCAAGTTCTCCCTTTCCAAGACCACCATTAATTAGAGAATCAATTACAGGCCATCCAGTTGAAATAACATTTCTAGCATATTGACTGTAGCGTTCTTCTAGATCTGATGAATAAATGTGGCCGATGTTTTTATCAGTACCAGCCTTTAATGCATAATCAATTTTTGCCTTAATATTATCAAACTGCCCGGCTTTCAATAAGTCAACCGATTCCAATATGGCATTTTTCATAACTTGGTTTTTACAAAAATCAAGAGCCTGTGCTTTTACATATTCCAAGTCAGTTGATTCAAAATGCTTAACAGCATCTTTAAGACGCTCGATTACGTCTGCCTTTAAAGCAGGTACAGCTATCTTTTCAGTTTCAACTTTTAAAACTTCAAGCGTTGGTGAATTTCTATACTCATTCCAATAATTCATTACAGTTTCAATGATCCATGCATTGGCGTCAGAATCAAAGTATTTTGGACTCAATATATCGTATACTTGATGTAAAAACGCTCTATCTTTAAAGAGCGTTGAAATCAATTTCACCTGGAATGTATATCCATATTGATCAAATGTATCAGTCATTTTTATTCCTTAGCACGTTTAATTTATCGAATGTGTTTGAAATCCAAGTTTCAAAGTTAATTATAAGACCGTTTAATAAATCCTCTGCCATCATCTTCTTTAATTGATAACGATTAAATTCGTTTATTGGTGCATTGAAAATCTCTCGAATTTTTGATTTTGTGTCCCCACTGATATCAACGTCCAATAATTGCATAATATAGTAATTTCTTTTCAATAAGTCAACATCTTCTGAAATCTTTTTGTGATATTTGTTATCTGACACAGAACAAAAATCAATAAATTGATCAAGTGTAAAAATTGCTGTATTTAGAAAAGTAAAATGCGCATTGAACTTTCCTTTACCGATTCCTTTATAACCTTTAATATTATCCGATACATCTCCCATTAAAACTTTATAATAAATAAAGTTTTCCGGTAATATGTTATAGTCTTCTATAATACTTTCTTTAGTATAGGTTTTTGTTTTTGCAGGGAAATATACAGAGATGTTATCATCTATTAATTGAAAATAATCTCGGTCATTTGAATATATTATAACTTTATAGTTGCATAGATTTTTTGCTATGTATGCAATTACATCATCTGCTTCAACATTATCATATGACAATACTGTAACTGGTAAATTATCTAAATATTCTAATAACTTTATAAACTGCAATCGAAGAGAATGTTGCTCTTCATTATCAGTAAGCTCAATAGCACGGTTTAATTTCTTTTTTATTGCCTTGCCTTGTTTGTAACCAGCATACAGTTTTTTACGTTTTTGTGATCCGCCCTTTCCATCAAAAACAATAATAACCCTAGACGGGTTATGAAGTTTTATTGAGTTTCTTAATGAAAGGAGAAATCCGTAATATCCACCAACTGGTTCCCCATTGGCGTTCAGTGCTGGGTTTGCACTGAACGCCCTGAGAAATACATTTAATCCATCAACCAAAAGCACTTTTGAATTTTTATGTATTGTGCTTTGTGTTTCGTGTTCTTGAACAACCTGATTAAATAAGGCTGCGTATTTTTTATTCATTACGCCTCTGCGTCTATATAATCTGCTGAATTGTCTTCTACTTCAATACCAACATCATCTAATTCTAATAAAGATGCAGATTGGTATTTCATAATCAACTTTTCACAAATTTCATCATATATTGCATCATGTAAATCTTGGTCTTCAAGCAGCATGGCCTTAAACTGTTTAGATTGGAATTTTATTTCCTCTCCGGTTGATTTATTAATATATGCATACCATGCACCACTTTGTGTTACAAGACCATAGTCTTTCATAACACCTAACCAGCTACTGTAATCATCAATACCAGATGCAAAGAATACCTCATAATCGCATACTCGCTGTGGCGGGCCCAATCTGTTTTTAAATATATGTACCTTTGTCTGGGCTCCAACGATCTGATCTTTTCCGTTTAGTTTTGCTGTAATATTCCCAGTGTTCTTCAATCTAATTCTAACACTAGAATGGAATCCTATTGCTTTTCCACCAGAAGTTGTCCATGGATCACCAAAACTAACACCCATCTTTGTTCTAAGCTGGTTTGTAAATACAAGGCAAATTCGCTCACGTCCAATATAGTTAGTTATTTTTCGCATTGCCTTTGATATAATTATGGCCTTTGCAGTTGCATATCCATCTTTATCAAAATCTGCTTCCATTTCTTGTTTTGTTGATGCACCCGCAACCGAGTCAACAACAATAGTAACTAACTTATTCTTATCAGAAGATCTTACTTTCTCCACAATTGATTCAATCGTATCAAAAATATCTTCAACGGTATCCATTGGTACATAAAGCATCTTCTTCAAATCAATACCTACTGCGGTAAAGAAATCAGGAGGAACCGCATTTTCAGTATCAATGAAGATAGCCATGCCTCCTTTTTTCTGAGTGTTGGCTAGGATATGAGCGGCAAGCAAAGACTTGCCGCTTCCTTCCAATCCAGTTAGTTCTGTTATCTTACCAACCGGAATACCACCGTGCTTTCTATTTGAAATTGCAACATCTAATATAGATGAACCAGTTGAAACAAATTCTTTCACGTGTACCGGTGCATCGTCATCACCTTCCAAGAAATAGGCAATCTTATTGCTTTGTGATTTAAATTTCTTGTTTAGTGTATCTGCAAGCATTGATCCCAAATCATCGGTAATTTCAGCTTTAGATTTTGCCATGATTAATCCTTAAATAAATCATCAAATGCTGAACTTACATCAGACGCAATTGACTTTGTTGCTGTTGATTTATCTGTGGTGTAATTTACTTCGGCCTCTCCAGTTTCAGTTTCGCTTTCTGGATTTAGCCATGCATGTAGTGCCAACTTAAGATCTTCATATGTTTGTTCCTTGAAAATCTCAGTGATTTGCTTTTGGTTCTTGATAAGATCAACAACGGCCTTATCGGTAGTAACTGGTGTTTCCTTTGGCTTAATACGAATTGTAGTTGTTTGGAAATTCTTGCCAGTTTCCTCTGGTGTTTTTACTTCTACTGTAATATCACGCCCGTTTTGCATATCAGTAATATCACCATAATCTGGATCTGCGATGTACGCCAAAAGCTCTTGATATACAGTTGTTCCAAATCCCCAGAATTTAACGCCTTCGTTTTCTTGTCCTCGTACTATAACAGGAACATGCACTCGCATCTTTGGTTCAAGCTTACGGCCCATAATCCAATCTTCTTTAGACCCAGTTTGCTTAAGCTTTTCTGCGAATTCAACAATAGGATCTGGCTTTCCAAATGTTACAGGTGAAAGATATGTTTTCTTTCCAACGTTATAATGGAAATACATTTCAATAAACGGATTCTCACGATTGTGCATATACGGTACAATACGTACTGTGTGTGCACCGGGCGCAGGTTTCCATACATCATCTGTCTTCTTTACAGATGACTCATTTGATTGAAGTGACTTCAATCGATTCTTGATAGCATCAACATTGATTGCCATAATAAAACTCCTTTGATAAAATTAATGTATGATCAAATATAACTATTTTTTAGATCAAATGCAACTATATTCTATATATTTTTTTTACGGTGGTTGGTAATATTGTTAAAACACCGTTGTTTGACAACAAAATAGAATTTCTGTAAAGTTCCCATTCTATTTTATAATTTTTGTCTAGAACTCCATTATTTATTTCCTTTATTAAATCATTTATTGCGTTTATAGTATATAACGTATTTGTTTCTTTTTTCCTGTGAACAAGCACAGTATTTCTATAGAAATCAATTTCTACATCACTTACTAAATTGTAGGACAATATATACGAATTTTTTTCGGAAGTTCCAAGCAAAAATATTTTATCGTTATCAAAATAATCGTAATACTCATCTTTTAGATTTTCTAATGTATTGTTTATGGCGTACCCTTTTACAAAGGTACATAATAAAAGACTTTTCACATAAATACCTCAATTTATTTTATATATTTTTTTATTATTTGTTTTGATTGCTTCTTTAAATGAATCATCCATTTTTATTTTTATTGATTCATCGTTTAAAAGATTTAGAATATTAATCTTTTTGTTTTCTGATTTACTTGTTAATGTAATTTTATTATCTTTTCCTGTAAGCATTAACTTCAAATTTTCAATTGAATCTGTTTTAAATAACTCAGTCATTGAAAAATAGTCATAAATTACATCGGGAAATACTACAGATAATTGATTCTTTAATATTGATTGTAATGGGAATAATTTTATTAAAAATAATTTAATTTTATCCTTGGTTCGATCACTTCA